GCTATAGTAGTTAATTGTTCTGTAGACCCGTCACTATCTATGGTTGCTAGTGAGTCTCCGTTTGTTGGGGTCACAGCAGATAATTCGCTCAAATCAAGAGTTACCGTAACAGTTCCGCTACTGCCACCGCCTGCTATTCCGACTCCGGCTGTAACGCCTTCAATATCGCCTGTTCCCGGTTTTGATACTCCTGATGATAATACGCCTGCCATTAGTTCATACCTGGCACTTTGTTCCAGAATTCAAAGTCTATGGTTGCTGCATTAGAAGCATTTTCACGGATGACTTGAAATCCTGTAACTTCATCTCTGGATCTTAAAACGATAATATCGCCTGCCGCCCATTGCCTGCCTTTAGTTGTAGTAGGTGCAGTTCCATCCCTTGTCTCAACAACGGAATTAGTCCTGACATACCCTTCTGCATAATTACCCTGATCGGGAACTGTCAAAGACGTTGCCGAATCAGTAACAGCATGAGTTACTAAAGAACTAGGAATAGGCGAAAAATTATTCTTAGCCATTACCTTTTCCTCTGTTCTGGTTATTGCCAGAACTTCTAGGAGCTTCACGTTCAGCGAGCAATCTTATGGCTTCTGCCAGATTATCCTGACGTTCTAGTTCCCTTTGTTTTTCTTTTTGTATTTCGTCACCGTTAATGGTTGCCCATTCTCTACGGTGTCTTTTTTCCATATGTATTCTTAAATCATGAGAAGCTACGATGTTTGCTTTACGACATACAGGAAGTCCCATAGAGTTGTATTTTTCTCTGTTGGGATCATCTGCATGCAACATACATTTAATTTTGCCTTTGGAAGGTTCTAGGCCTTCAGGCTTTCTTGTAGTAAATGCATATGTTCCGTCTTCAAAAGTTTTCTGAAGTTGCTGTTCAAGCATGTTTCGGTTAACTGTACTTCGGTCTCCTGTTCTTACGTTGTAAACATAAACATAGCCGGCACTTCTTAATTCAGTTGCCGTCATCTGTATTCCGTTTGCATTACCAATAGGAGTTCCGATTTTCATATTTCCCGGTTCTTCTGCCTGTTCTGCATCTCTTAACATTTCATGTACTGAAGGTTCGTCAGCCATTACGTTCGCTCCTTTTTAAAGAGGGGACCAAATGTACTTTGTCCTCTCTTCCACTTGTTTTTTTCTTCCACGTTGTCCCAGAAGATTTTGTTCCAGTCTCTGGGCTTAACTTCAGTTTTGGGTGGTGGTTTTAAATTCATGTCCTGTGCTAAACGCATTGCTTCTTCCACCGAATATAGACTTTCTCCTCCACCTTTACCGTCAGGTACACCACATATAAGTTGGAACTGCTCACCGAAGAGTCTTGCATCTCCAATGTCTCGTTCCATCCTTACTTTCCGGTCACTTCTAATAACCGTTATTGCTTGGTACCTTCTCAGTCCTTTGGAATCAGGACCCATCCTATTCATCTCAGAGAGGTAATAGCACGGCTCATGACTCCAAAGTTCCGATGTGGCTAGTTCAACAAGTTTTGCCACTTACCTCTCCTAAATGGTGAAGTCTCTAGCACTTCTTACATAGAAGTAATCAACATCCATGGTTAGTGCTGTAGTTGTTTTTGCTTCGACAACCAGAATTACTGCCATATCAACTGATGTTGAAACAGCACCTGTTTTTGTCTGCTTTAGAACACCGTCGATATACCATCGGCATGTTCCGTTCTCTGCAATTTCGAGTCTCAAAATCTGAAACTCTCCTGCAGTAGCTACATCATCTGCATCTACAGATGTAGATGTGGTTTCACCTGTTGTGGTTCCACCGTTATAGATCATGTGCCAGTCTGTTGCGTCTGTTAGTTCTGAGCAAAATAAGAAACCTGCACCGTCAGATGCTGTAAGAGTTATAGTTGTGCCATTGCCGTGAAAGACATCATCTTCTAAAGAAACGGTGTCTGTATTGACATCGCTTAGTCCGAAGAATACTTCTCTGTTAGCAACTGCAGGTAACCGAACTCTAGCTTCAGCAACTATGGTTCCCATGTTTCCTACGTCAAACATAGTTGCGGTAGTTACACCGGCTGCATGCTTGTCTTCGTTTGTGGTAGTGAACTGTGCAACACCATTTACTCCGTCTGAGTCTAGTGAGACTATCCCGGAGTCTGTTTCTGCAAGTCCGTCACCAATTACTCGTAAGGATCCGATATTTCCGAAAGCATTAGTTAATGCAATAGGAACTTCTGCACCTACGAAATCTTCAAATATTTCAATTTGACCTCTCGGTCCTTGAACTGTAGCCATTTTCTTTTTCCTTCTGAAGCTCTAGCTCCAATTGCCTTATACGCTTCCTGTAGGGAGCGACTACTTCTGATATATTTCCTGTTTTACGAGGTACGGCGGCAAGGTTTTCAATCCTGTTATCCGCCATATCTCCATTCATGTTGTGTACAACCCAACCTTTAGGAATTGGTCCGTGTTTTTCAGACCAAGCTTTCCTTCTGTCATTCATTAACTCGTTGGGGCTGTAGCATCTGCTATAACTTCATATAGCCAGTTACCCGCAGACCTTTCACCGTATGCGAATTCATCGTAGTGATACATTGCTGTAGCACCGCCACCGAGTTCAGGCATTCGCTTGGTCTCGATGTATGGTGATCGACCTTCTACAAGTACTAGAGCTGCCTGTGAGAAAACTCCGCCTTTAGCGTCATCATCACCGTCAATGGATATATTTCCATCTTCGTAGAGTCTTGCGCCTGCGATAGTTCCTCTGTAGCGGTTCTGGTAGGCTTCAACAGATATTCCATCTGTTAATGGCGCACCACTTGTACTTGCGTCTAGACCTGATGCTATTAATTCGTCATCAATGTCTTTTAAGCAGAATCCATGGTGAACTGCGTGTATTGGAACATTGGCAGGAGCAGGCTCTGTTGTATTCGATGTAATTCGATATGCAGCAGCGGCTAACTCACCGGAATCAAGGGCGTTTCCTGCAGCTCCAAGCTGTGTAGTAGCGCCGTCTATTGCGGTAATTCCATCCTGGTCTTTCTTTCGCTCAATAGCGTTTTGTGCCAATGACCCTGTCTGAGCGTAAGCATTGGAGCTTATTCTCATAGCAACACGGTCTGTTATAACTGTGTGAACTCCGACAACTGTAGGTGTAATGGAGAACAAAGTGTCTTCCATTTGCTGTGGGTTATCTAGTTCTGTGTTTTCTGATACAGCCTGTGCGCTAAGTTTCGCCATTGAAACTTCGTTCCAGACAGTACCGGTATTTTCGTCAAGTCTTTGCCTATCTACTAGGTTAGGCATTACGCCCGCAAATTCTCTTACAATTCGAGCAGAAGCTATCATTGTAGGAATCGAATCAGCGAGAGCATCTGTGGTTGTATTCCCTGATGCCATAATTAAACTCCTAATTTAATCTATATGCGGATTCCCTGCTTTCTAAGCACTTCAGCCGCTTGTGCTATTTCTTCTCTGGAAACCGTAGTGTTAGAGTCGCCCATTCTGGTTAGTAGATTGTTTGCGCTTGCGGTTGACGGAGCTGATGACGTTGAATCTAAATCCAAAGCATTTAGCCCGTTTTCCTCTGCAAAACTTCTAACCCGATCATCGGCGGCTTTAGTTAGCTGATCTTTTTCAGTTAACCTACGGTCTCTTTCTATCCTTCTCATGGTTCTATTGAATTCAGCATGAGCCTGATAGATGCCACCTAAATCCTGCTTTTCATATGCAGGACTCCATAATTCCCGAAAAGCTGCTAGTTCAGGGGCAGTCATTAAATCAAGCCCACTTTCTGTAACTATTTCTTCTATTTCGGTAATAAAGCTATTTGCAGTTCTCGTGAAGTTATTGGTAGCTTTCCGGGTTGCAGCGTTTGCTTCAACCTTTTGTAAGTCTTCCATATATGTTTCTTGATCCTGCGTGCCTTGGTGGCGTATTAACGCTTGGACTGTGTCTACTAGTGTTGCCATGTTGTCAGAGAGTTCGTCAAATTGAGGATTCCCTTTTTGGGTACTTCGTAGCCGTCCCTGAAGAGCCTTGTTATCATTCTGAAGTTTCTTCAGTTGCGCTTGCAGAGTTTCCATAGTGGGTTGTTGGGCATTTGAGTCTTCCGGAGATGTGGTTGCAAGGCCATCAGCTACGGGAGTCTGTTGCTCAAGAGTTCCAGTTCCTTCTACTTCTGCTTCTACTGACGGGGTTGTGCCGTTATCGGAAAAGCCCGCCGTTTCGTTTTGTAATGTCATTAAAGCACTCCTGTGATTTAACTATTTATTTGATTGTAGCAATTATTTTTATTTGATCAAAATTATTTCTGTCATTTTAGGCAAAAAAAAAGTATCCCTACCTGAAATTAAGGATTTGCTGCTTCATGTTCTTGTATGAATCTTTCTATATCTGCTGTTTTGGGATTATTTCCTGATTCGGCATTTAGCGTTGCTATCCACATGGCTGCTCTAAAATTTTTCATATTTCTTGCTTTAGTAGTAGAGTATCCG